TGCGCGCGTCCCGCTGATCTTCGGGGGTGGTAGGCCTCGGATTCCTGTTCGGCTAAGGCAAATGGAAAATTTCGCCGAAAACTCGGCACAACACCGCTTCTGGCGGAGAGAGGGGGAAACCGAGAGAGAGCTCATTCATCAATAATTTCAATTAGTTACGCAAATCAAGCACCATTGCTTTGTAGCAAGATGTGGCGGACATTTTGTAGCACAGAGCATAGGAGCAACGCCAAGATCGCGGCAATTCGCGCGGAAGCCCAAGCACCAGCAAGGCGCTCCGACCAGACAACCATAAGTGGCCGACAACCCAAAGCATTACTGTCATCGTTTGTGGACATCGCAACCTTTTGACCCACCGACGTCATTAATCATCATATTAACGATTTGCTCATATGAGGTTTGAACTGTCGTCGGTTAGACTATTTTCAAGGGAGGGGGTCAAATGGCGGAGAAAGTTGTATTTCATTTTGAAGGCGGCATCGCCAACGAACATAGACTTAATTTCTATGAGGCCGCACGCTTCCAATATGCAGCCGCTCGCCTTGTCGTTAAGTTAGCACAATTTCGCGCCAAGGGCAGATTTGCACAAAAGATAACGAATACATCAAATCAAGATATCGTTCTCGAAACACACAGCGACGGCTCGTTTGACATAAGTATAATAATCCCATCCGTGCTGATAGCTCATGAAGCCTTTGTAAATACTAGTGTTTCGACCCTGATGTCATATATATTTGAGCGTGTCGTGGGAAAAACGTCAAACTCCGATGTCGCAACAGCACTGAACGCACACACACAGGTTGTAGACAAAATTGGACATATAAACGACAACAACACCGCATTGATCAACAAGGCTTTAGATATCATCCAGAACGACCAAGAAATAAAAAAACAGCTTCACGCGCAACAGACGGAAATATTAGAGCGTCGTATTGCCGAACTAACTCGCGAGAAGGAAATGCAGTCTTCTGCCATTCAGCTCGGAAAAATCGATTCAGCAAGGGAGCAGAAACTGATCTCCATGTCCAGCCCGCTGGTGGGCGAGATGGCAACTGCACTTCGCCGAAGTGCAGACACCCTAGAAATCATATCCACTTCAGGCCAAGCTCACCCAAAGCGAATTTTATTTCTCAACCGGAGGATGGCGGAAGAGATTGAGACAGCAAAGGTCGACGATGAAATAACTACAATACTTGGTAATATTATACAATACAACAAAGAGACAGGATGGGGAAAAGTCCGCCTTGAAATTAGCGAGCAACCTTTGAGTTTCAGCGTTCCATCAGACGCGAAGGCAAAGATTCAAACCACATTGCTGACAGCAATGGGTAAGGATGCAGTTTATCTTCAGATGTATATTGTAAGAAACAAGGTGGGGGAGCCCTTAAGAACTATCATTGTCGGGATAATTCCACTTCCTGTATAGTAACGGCTTGCCGGCATTAACGATTTGAAGCACGCCGGCTACCCGGCGCGCTTCTGGTGCTTCGGTAGGATCGGCGATCAGGAACGACGCTGCCGCTGGCGCCGTTCAATCATGATCCGCTGTATGTATGACTCCTTATTAGCATCCAGCATCAGCGTAGCCCAAGTCTTTGGCCAAGTCCGCTCTGGTCCAAGCATCGTCTCCGTGACGAACTCGTCAAGGCACTCGCGCTCATAGCCCATGTTGGGATTGGCGTTGGCCAAGGCCGCATCAACCAGCGCGTGGAATTCGTGATCCGGGATGTAGGTAATCTTCATCACGCGGCCTCCTGCTGCTCGGACCCGAGCGACTCAACCTGAATGTCCTCGTGAAGGTATTCGATATCCAAGATGATTTCGGATTCCTGCCGATCGCTCAGGTAGGCAAGAGCGACTGACTTGTGCACGTTGACGGTAGCAACGATACCGGGGCCGCGATGCGTCGCGCGGCGCGCAAACCATTCGGCTCTGCCGCGATCGAGGGTCCATGAATACCCTTCGACCTCATCCTCGTCGGCGCATCCGCGATACGCGGTAATTACCTCGGGCAGGTTATCATACGTCCGGCGATCGACCGGCCGCATGAAGTTGCGAAAACACCTGCGGAAGTTACCGTTGCGGGTGTAGGCGTGGCTCCATATTTCCGACCACTCAAACCACGATTGCATGTTGCTTTCGGAGTTGGTCCATACGTGGCGGACAAGCGGCCATAGTCGCGATGCACCTCGCCGCCTGATCACATTAAGCAGCGCATCGACACGATACGGCCGGTGATGAATGAAGACATACGATCCCCAGTCACCTTTTGCTTCTGCGTCAGACAGTTCCTTCTTTTTCCGGCGAATTATTTCATTTATGCGCGCCAGGCCGGCCGGCGCCCATGACAGATCCGAGTATTGCTCCGCCGGCATATTCGCGGTGAAGAGTATGTGGATGTCCCGATACAACGGGTGGTCAAACGACAACCCGAAGGCCCCGTCGACCACATAAGCACGGAGTTCTTCGTCTAGGTCATTGATCGGAAATGAAGCGCGATCGACCGGTATGACGGTATAGGAACGCCTCATGTCGATCGGTATCCGGTCGACTTTGGACAACACCGCCAAGTTTGCGAGTGCGTCAGGGAAGGTGCTAGAATTCTCCATAGGAATCTCCGGATTGAACATTGGGGAATTTCTGGATGGCGGGATCAAGCGTCCCGCCGTGGGCTACTCTCCCGGTCACGTCACGACGCCAATCAAGCCGTAACCGGGAGAATTCCCTCTATAGGGCTGTCACCCTCCATTGCGGCAGCGTCCGACGATGCCCCTTGTTCAGTTGTTCGCGCATCTTCGTCAGCCGGACGATCTCGGCTAGGGCCTGCTTTCTGGTAGCAGGGTCCGAAAGGCCGCTGGCCTCAAGATCGGCAATCGCCCGATCGATCTCCTGCTTCTTGTAGTCGTTGATGTAGGCCGCCAGTTGTGTCGCCGCGTCGAGCAGGAAGCTTACGGCCTTCTCAGCATGACCAATTGAGCCGCGACCTAGATCCTTCTCATCGTCCAGGTTCTGGTCGCGCGACAGGTCTTCGTCCGTCTTGAACAGGCTTTGCCAATCGCAATCGATCCCGACCCAGTCGAGAAACGTCCAAATCTGAATACGATCGTCGTCGGTCAGGAACTCATTGAACCTGCGCTTGGCGATCAGGTCGGTCGGATCAGCCGCTCGCCTGCGCTCCTCCTTCCGCTTCCAGTAGAATCTCCGCTGGCGCTCGGCGTTTGCCATCCGCCTGCGTCTCTCAGGTGACATTCGCTTCTTTTGCTTGTCGTCAGCGTTCGACATACGCGCCTCCGTTGAAGTTCCGGAGGGGTAACCGAAGTGGCCGTTAGGAATCAAGTTAGAATCTGAACATAACGCCTAACATGCCGGCATCGGGTGTTCGTTAGCGCCCGCGGTGCACGAGAGTGATTCCGCCCATCTGCTCAAGCGTGAGCGGCCGCCGCTCGGGCGCCAGGATCGCGTCGCGGTGCATAAGTGCGAGGTTCCGGGCGATGCTGCGGAGCAAGCCGCGAACCTCTGCGACGGCCTCCTTTGCCGCCTCCAGGGGCGAAGGACGAACACGCTCCGGCCAAATGTTGCCATGCTCACCCAAGGCGATCTTCACGGCGCAGGTCTCAATTCTGCCCGTCCTCGCATCTGGCGACAGATCAGCGAGAGCCCGCGCCAGATCGTTGTAGTGGTCGAGGCCAACACTCGACGTCGTGGCGCGGAGTTCACCAACGGCTTCCGGAAGATTTGTGCGCAGGGTGACGACAGCGTTCATGAACGGCTCGACGTGACGGCGCCGGAGCTTGTCAGCCAGGACACGATTGAGACTCAAGGTGATCGCCTTCACGGCGAGATCGTAGCGGGCGTTCTCGATGTAGATTTCAGTGTGCATGGATGCCTCTCGCGAATGACTACACCTGAAATTGTGAGTCATCGCCGCGGAGTTGGCAAGCCGAAATTGAAATATTGCTTCTTTATTTTCAAGATGATAAATCAACGTTGATGGTTCGCACACTGGCTTAAGATCGGTCATTTCATCGATGAGATAACGACAAACTCATCGTAATCCTGCCGCGCGAGCTGTTTCATTTCTCTGGATATGAACTGATGCCTTCCAACGGGAAGCGGTTTGTGCCAGCGCCTGGCCTTGGTGAGATAGGAGGTCCAGCCGGCCGCGTCCGTGATGGGCTTCAAGACAAGCTGCTTTACCGCCCACTGCGGATGATCGATCTGCCCGCCCGCCCGGATGAGGGCTTCCTTGACGCGCGCAAGATCAGCATCGCCAATCACGACGACGCCATGAACATGAAGTCGGTCGTAGCCGTGCATGTCCCGGGCTACCTCCAGGACGAAGGAGTAGGGAATGTCGCGGCCCAGGGCGCGCCGAAACTCGCGGGAGAGGTAGTGAGAGAGAAGACGAGAAGGATCGTCGGCGTGGAGAAGAGCGCCCTCGCGGCCGACGCCCAAATTCAGAGTGAAGGCGTGTCCGCCATGACGTTGAGCGGACTGGATGGCTGCTCCGAGCTTCTCGGTCTCATTGAGTGAACGCCAGGGTCTGGGGTTCGGGTTCCTAGGTGTGCCTATAGAGACATAGGCATCTAGGAGTGTAGTAGGTGCGCTAACTGGTCGATCGGTTCCGGATCGGCGGGAAAGCCCTGGTTTCCGGGCTTCTAAGGCCTCGCCAGAAGCAGGCGCTGTCGCAAAATTGCGAGTGCGGAGCGGACCAATTGGTGGGGTGCGGACTGCGCAAGGAGCGCGTTCCGTCAGCTTAGTATTAAGCTGACTAGATCGCAAACATTCTTCGCCTCTCAGCGCGCAATCTGATATAATCATGTTCGTCTCTCATATTGATCGGCCGATGCGCCAAAGCGTCGGCCGATCTTTTTTTATTGGTTACGACTATTCTATCAAAATTACGTCGACTTCCATAGACGAAAATCTCTAGCAAGGCGGGATTATTGTCCGCTTCGCAAGCGGCAGGATGATATAATGATAGGTTGCGCTAAGCTTTGGCCTACGGCATCCGCGCGCGAGAATTGAGCGTGTTGCCGGGTCTGCTCTGCTTGAGGATCTCGTCGGCGACGACGCCGCGCATGGTCTTCTCGAGCTCCTTGGACATGCGCTTGGCGAGATCCTCGTTCTGCTCGGGTGTGCCAGCGGAACCGTTGACCGTGATCTCGTTGGTGATCGTGATCTCGGGTGCGGCTGTTACCGGCCGTGCCGACGTCAGGACAGGCCCCGCGCTCCCGACGTGCCCACCGTCCGCCAGTCGAGCAACGGCGCCTGAATTGATAGCTTCCAATACGGCGCGGTGCTTCCGGGTCGCTGCGGCGTTCACGACGAACTCGCCGTTGGACAACATCGCCGGAATACGATCGTCCTTTGGTCCGCCCGGCCCCGAAACATGGCCGCCATCGGCGAAGCCAAACAATGCTCCGATGATGCTCCCAAAGATTCCAAGCCCGCCGCCTGCCACGGGGTTCGCACCTCCGCCGAGCGGCACCTGCGGCATAGTGAGAAGCTGCTGCACGATGTCGGCAAGGATGGATAGAAGCTCGTGCGCCTCAAGCTTGCCGTCGGCCAGGGCGTTTGCCAGACCACGCGCCGCCGTGACGCCAATTTGACCGAGACTTTCATATGACGAGCGAAGGTTGTTGACGGTCTGGCCGTGCGCGATCGCTGCGCTGTCCGCGCGTGCGTAGACGCCGCCGCTGAACAGATCGGCCTCCTGATCCCGGCGGCCTGCGTTGATACCGCCGTTGTCGGTGCTAAGGTTGCGGATCGCCTGGGTGATCGCTTCGGGGTTGCCGCCCTCGATCGCCTTGACGATCCGATCAGGAAGCTCGCCGCAATTGTAGGCGATCGACGTGAGCGCCGCCTGCTGTTCCTCGGCCATCGACCCCCAGACGTCGGCGCCGATCTGCCGCTGGATCGTCCGTTGGAATTCGCCGATCCGACGCACAAGGTCGCGTTCTGCAGCCTCGACGGTCGTAAGCGTGCTGGCCGTCACGCGAGACGATCGGCCGTCAGCCCCGGTGACGGTGTCGGAGCCATACCCGACACGATAGGCGTTCACGTCCCAATAGGCCTTGCCGCTGTAGCCTTCGAACTTCTTGATGAAGCTCGCCGCCATGTTTTCCCCGGCCTCTGTGCTGGCGCGCACGCCGGCGGCACGGCCGCCGCGCCCGGCAGGTGATGCGGCAGTCGTCGAGGGATCCACCGGGTAAGAGTCGATGCTGATAGGATCTAGCTGGACGGTGCCACGGCTAGCACCATTGCCACGGCGCCCGCTCCGCGTAGTCGGCCCCTGCCGGAAGCTCGACGGCGGTGTCACGAGAGCGTCGAGCTGCTGCTCAAGCCCACGCACAATGTCGTCGGCGCCTTCAGCCCGCGCCTTCGCGATGGCCTTCTTGAGGGACTCGATCTGCTCGACCTTGTCCGGCTGCTCGATCCAATCGGCGAGACCACCAAGGGTGTCGCCAGTGAGAAATCCGAGACCACGGGACAGCGGCTCGACCTTCTGGAGAAGGCTGTTTAGCTGCTCCAGCTTGCCGATGAAGGTTCCGATCGGCCCGTTGGCGGCCGCCTCGAACACCTCCCCAATGCCTTCGACGATCCCGGCGAGCCGGTCCAGCCCTTCCCCTACCCGGTCACTAGCGCCGGTCGTGTCGTCCAGCTTGCCGGCCGTATCGACAAGCACGTTCTGGAGCCGGATGAAGCGCTGCGACACGGTCATCTCAGCGTTCGCGACCTTTTCCTCGAGCATCGGCGCGCCAGCCTCGAAGGCACGGAAGAACGCTTCGGAACTCACCTTGCCGTCGAGCACCAGCTTGCGCAGTTCCGCGACACTGCCGCCGGCCTCCCTCAGGCCCGCCGCTACCGCCTGCAGAATCGGCCGCGCACCTTCGTTGATGCTGTTGAACTCTTCAGCACGGACCGTGCCCGCGCCCAGCGCCTGCCCAAGCTGGAGCAACGCGCCTGACGCCTGCGACGCGCTCGTGCCGGCCACACGCAACGCCACGCCAATTTTGTCGGTGAAGTTGATGATCTGGTCACTGGACACGCCAAGCGAGTCTTGCGCCTGCGCAACGCGGGAATAGAGGTCCGCCATCGTCTCCAAAGGCGCGGCGTTCTTCTGCGCCGACGCATAGAGGCGGTCATAGACCTTCGTGAGGGCGTCGCCCTCCAGGCCTGCGACCTTCAAGCTGTTGCGGATGCGGGTTGCCGTGTCGATCAGCTTTTGCGCCGACTGGACGCCAAAGCCGACGCCAAGAGCGCCTGCAATCGTCCGGCTGGCGGCGGTGAAACTACTGCCGATCCTCGACGCCGACGCTGCCATCGACTGCTCGACGCGGCGGGCGGATTGCTGTGCGCGCTGTTCGATGCCGGTGAATGAGCGCGATGCCGTAGCCTGCGCGCGCTGGAAATTGCGTTCAAAGTCGCGGATGCGCGCTTCAAGGGATACGACAAGGCGTTCATCGGACATGGCTATGCAGCCTCAAAGAGTGCGTCGAATTCGTCGGGATCGGTTGCGAAGATCGACCGGCTGTTGTCGTTGAGCGCCGCGAAGCGGACGGCCATAAGCGCCGCAACGGCGCCGTCGATCTTGTCGCGGCTCTTGGACTTGTCGAACTTCCGATTGCCGGCTGCGTCGCGCACGACGGCGACGTTGTCGAAGTTCCAGCGCAAGATCGGGTTGCCGGCGTGGTAGAACTTGCCAGTGACAATGGCGCGCTCCACTTCATCGCAGGCTGGCGACATGGATAGAAAGCCCTGCCGGAAGTCGACAACCGGCAGACCGTCATTGATGAGGTTCTGTTGCGTCTTCTGTGCTCTCCAGGGGTCGAAGCCGATGGCGTGAACGTCATACTCGCGGCAGAGCCGCCGAATCTCTTCCTCGACAAAGGCGTAGTCGACGGCGTTGCCGGGTGTCGCCGTGATCAGTCCGCCCTTCTTCCACTCCCGGTAGTTCACGCCCTCGACGCGCGATTTCTGATCGAGAACGTCAGCCGGGCAGAAGTAGGACGGCCGGACGATGTAGCCGCCGTCAGCGGTCGGCCAGGCGGCGACGATGACAGTCAAATCCGAAACTTCGGAGAGGTCGACGCCGAGATAGCAGGACTTGCCCTTGAGCGCCTCGAAGTCGACGGGAACGCTGCCGCACTTGTCGTAGGCGACCATGCTGACGAACGGCGACGATGAGGCGTTCAACCAGACGCCCAGGTAAAGCTGCTGAAGGATCTCGCGTTCGATGACGGAGTATTCCGCCTTGATCTTGCGCTCGCGGAGCGCGCGCAGCGACGGATAGCCGTCCTTGAGGCCGGGTAGTAGCTTGTGCCAGACGCTTTCATCTTTCCAGTCGGAACCCTCGCCGCATTCGAAGATGACGGGTAGCGTGTGGGGGTCATTAATCTCGCCAAGTTGAATCCGCTTCGCCGCGGCGACTTCCTTATAGGCGAGCGATTCCTGTCCGCGGCCGGCAGTTGTTAGAACGATCATGAGACCGTCGTCGGTCTTGTCGAGCGCCGACGACAGGACACGCCAAAGCTCGCGGTGCTTCTCGGTCGTCCAGGCGTGTAGCTCGTCCGCAACCACGATCGAGGGCGTGGACCCGTGGGCGCCCAGGCCTTCAGAACTGATCGCCTCATATCGGGTGCGCGTCTTGGCGTGTGTGATGGTGCTCTTGTAGTCGCGGACTCGCGCAATGCCCTTGTAGCGCCGATCCTGCGACACGATGAGCGCGACTTCCTCGAAAAGCTCGCGCGCCTGCTTGCGGGCGTAGGCTGCCGACTGGATAAGGCCGCCTGCGATCTTCTCCGGCCCAAAAGTGCAAAGCAGGACGATGGCGGCCGCCAGCGCCGTCTTGCGGGAGCCACGGCCCACCTGCATGATGACTTTCTTGATGATCCGCGTGCCATCGGGGTTTCGAGGGCCGAAGATGGCGCGGATGATCCGCTCTTGCCACGCGGCGAGTTGGAAGGCCCTGCCGGGCGCGCGCGACTTCGGATGCTTGTTCTGCCGCAACCACTGCACGGCGCGCTCGCCGTAGCCCAACGGGTCGGCAATCGGCGAGTTATCGAAGAGCCATTCCGGGCGAATGACAAGGGTCTGTGTCATTCGAGGAAGCCGTCATCGTCGGGAGCGCCGGCCTCGATCTTGCGACGCGACACGGGAGTAAGCCCAAGCTCGCCGGCAAGCTGCTTCGCTGTCTGCATCGCCTGATTTTGGGCGCGCCACAGGCTGGCATCGAAGCCGCTCGATAGCAGCGCTTCAAGCTCCTTCACGCGGCCAGTCGCGACGCAATACGATTCCACCGAGCCCAGGTCTGCTTTGGTCACGATCCGATCAGCGATGAGGCGCGGCATGATGCGGCGCCATTCGGCTTTCGCGGCAGGCGACAGCCAGGCCGGCGCCGAAGGTGCCTTCGTCAGCGGATCGCGATTATGGGTGAGCGTCGGCTTGCGGCCCTTCATGCGACGCGCTCGCAATGAAGCTCCAGGACGCGCCGCCGGCCGATCTCGACAACCTGTTTGAGGTCATAGGTCTGCCCTTCGTAAGTGACGCGGTCGCCGTTGGTGATGCCGGTGACGAAGCGGATGCGGAAGACAATGGCCTTCGTGTCCGCCTCGCCAAACGCTGACAGGAACTCGGATGCCGATAGCTGGACGATCTCGGCGCGCACGTTGGCCACGGTTGCCCAGGTCGAGGTGACGGCGCCTGACGCGGTGACGGTCTCGGTCTGGCGCTGGATCGTGATGGAGCGGTCGAGGCGCCCGCTTCTCATATCGTCCACCTCACGGTGGCCTCGATGAACAGGACGCCGTGCCCAACTTCCGGCTGCGGATCGCGAACCCATGTCGTGCGCTGGTGGCGGAACTCATCGAACGTGATGCCGGCCGGGGTCGGCCACGTAAGCAGGCGGCGAGCAACCACGGCGGCGATCTGCTGCGCAGCATCGGCGCCGGTATCCGTCCAGACGTAAAGATCCACGAAGACGGTTGCCACAAGCTGCCCGCCGGCCGCGCGTCCATGCATGTGCACGGTCCCGTCGCGGATAATGACGACGGGGAAATCCTCAGGCCGCGCTCCGGTGCGAATACCGGATGCCGGAACCAGCGCAGTCACGTCCGGGTCAGCGATAAGATGCTCACGGATTGCCGTGCGTGTGGCTAAGGCGGGATCGATCACGGCTGGTCCCACTTTGTGCGGACGGCCTTTGCGATGGCGCGCTTGATCTTGGCTGTCAGACGCTTCTGATTAAGGCGCACGGCCGGCCAGAAGAACGGCTGCGCCTCGTGGTTGCTCGTGCCGTATTCCTGTAGGTGCGGATAGCGCACGTCCTGATCGCCGACAGTGACAAGCACCTCAAGCTTACCGGCGACGCGCTCGCCGCCGGGCTGACTATAGGGCGGGGTCGACTGGCCGGGCAGCGTAACGGCGATCGAGTCCTTGAGGTCGCCGGTATCCTCCGGTGCCAGCGCGCGCATGGTCGAGGCGAGTTCGTCACCAGACGCCATTAGCGCTGGGGTGACGGCCTCGCGAACGGCGGCAGGGATTGCGGCCATACGCTGTTCGAGGCGGAGAAGCTGTTTGCTCTTCGCCATCACGCGGCCTCTTCGTCTTCAGGATCAGACCAATCGACGTAAGGCTTGATCAGGTCACGCACACCGAAGGGAACTTCGGCGCCGCTGGAGCCGACAAGCACGGCCTCGCGGTTCTCAAACCAGTGTGCGGCAAGCTGGAGCACGGCCTCGTCCAGGGTCGCCGGCAGTGGGTCGAGGTCGGCGAAAGACCGCCCGATGTATTGCTCGCACCATGAGGTGGCGGCGGCGATCTTGTGCGCCAGGAGCACGTCATCGTCGGTGCCGGTGAGGTTAAGTTGAGCCTTCAGAAGGGCGACGGAGACGGTCATTCCGAAAACTCCAATTTGGAAATCTCTTGCGCGACGCTCCCCGCGCCGGTCCCCACCGCCCCCTTAGAAACGACACCTACCCCCGCCCTGGTCACAGTGATATCGATGCGCAGGTCGCCGAGCGTGATGACGATCGGCTTCGCCGTGGCATTGCCGTGGCGCTTCTTCGCGAGTGCCTCGCCTAGCGGCAGACGCTGGGTCCGCACGCGATAGCGAAGCGTGCTGTAGTTAATGCCCACATGACGGGCCCATTCGGGCAGCGTCTTCGTCTCACCAGCGTGAGTGTAGGTCCGCTGTTTCGGCACCGGCGCGATAGCTTCCGCGATCGGCATGCCGAGCCTTAGTCGCTTCGTGAGGTAAGATCGCGAGATGCCGGTTCGCTCTGCCCACTCTTTGATCGTCAGCGTGCGACCATCATGCGTGTAGAGGTGCGCACGTCGATCGATACGCTTGGACTCGGGTAGCTTATCACCGGCAGATACCGGCATCGGCTCAGTGATGGCCTGTTCAACGGTCCAGCCCTTCGCCAGCCTGCTTTGGATCAGCTTTGCCGGTATGCCATAGTCGAGCGCCCATTCACGAATGGGCTGCGTGAGTCCGTCTAGTGTGAGGAGGTCGAGCTCAGTCATGGTCGGGGGAGGTAGCTGTGACGTGGGGATTTGAACGAGGTCGCGTCTACAACAGACGCAGCGACATCCACGCGAGGTTCGGCGGGCAGCAGCAAGGCGGGATTATAACCCCGGCTCGCTTCCCACTTGTGATCATCATCACGGGTGAAGAGGGATTGGCGCATGGTTACGCGGATCGACGGTTGCCCGACGGCACCTTCGAATACTTCGGCGAAGGTCAGGTAGGAGACATGCAGCTGCTTCGCGGCAACGCTGCGATCGCGAACCACTCGCGAGATGGACGGGATCTGTTGTTGTTCTCCAAGGTGAAGACGGGACTGCGCTTTGAGGGCGCGTTCGTTTGTTCCGGCTTTCATCGCGAGCCCGCGCCCGATCGAGAAGGCACGACACGACAGGCGATCGTTTTTGAGCTTCGCGACCTTGAAGCTGTCGGCGAAGCTGTCGATCAACTCTCCGTCGATGAGAAAGTTGATCTCGCGGCGCTCCGAAGCCGAGCATTCGCGGCAGCCAAGATGGAGCCCGGCCGGAGCCGCGCGCAGGTCACAGTTGTGCAAAGGAGCCGAGACGTGCGGGACTACGTGGTGGCGCGCGCCCACGGCCACTGCGAAGGATGCCAGCAGCCGGCTCCCTTTGTCAGACCTAATGGCGTGCCGTATCTGGAGCCGCACCACATCAGACGGCTCGGCGACGGGGGACCAGACGATCCGCGCTTCGTGATCGCGTTGTGTCCGACGTGCCACCGAAGAGTTCACTTCGGAAGCGATGGGATGGCCTACAACGCTCGGTTGCTCGAGCGCATGCGGACGATTGAGCATGACTGACTCGGTCATGAGTGACACTCCCGAACAGCGTCGAGGGCGTTGCAGCGCTGGCAGCCGGGGCGCCAGTTGGAACGCATCATGCGCAAGTGCGGATAGCGGCGGATCGATTTGACGTGACGCACGAGCACGGCAGGGGCGCCGCATGCGCAGCGGTCATTGCCGGGAAGGTCGAGGAAGGCCTTAGCGGCTTCCTCCCACGAGCGATCATAGCCACGCTGGCGGGCGTTAGGTCGGCGCCGATCGTGCCGCGCCTTGCGGGCGTGGTCGGCGGCTTGCTGGCATGCGCAGCGCAGGCCATGCGCGACGATGCGGCCGCACGAGCAAAGGCGGGGCGGACGGGTCATGCGCGCCCCGCGATCTTTGCCTTGAGCTTGGCGAAGCCTTCGCGATCGAAGGCCGGGTCATAGCCGAGCTTGTCGATCTCTGCGAGGCGTTCGGCGGTGTAAGTTGTCGGGCTGCTGTGCACGTCGTCGGCGGCACTCTCCGCGCTGCCGTGGATGGCCTTCAGCTTGGCGACAAGGCCGCGTTGAGCGGTGAGGATTTCGGCCGGCGTTGCGGCCCAGGTATCGGCGGGC